GGCCCGCATCGCCCAGCCGGTCTACGACGCGATCAAGCAGCAGCTGCTCGAGCGGAACATCGACGTCCTCACCATCGACCCCTTCGTCAGCAGCCACGAGGTGCCGGAAAACGACAACCCGGCGATCGACCGGGTAGCGAAAGCCTGGGGCCGGCTCGCCGACGAGTGCAACTGCAGCATCAACCTCGTCCACCACGTCCGCAAGGGCAACGGCGCCGAGGCCAATGCCGACTCCGCCCGCGGCGCCAAGGCGCTGGTCGACGCCGCTCGCTCAGTCCAGGTGTTCAACCGCATGTCCCCCGACGAGGCGGCGCTCGCCGGCGTCCCCGAGGACCAGCGCGGCTTCTACTTCAGGGTCCAGAACGACAAGGCGAACCTGGCCCCGCCCGAGAAGGCGGCCTGGTATCGAATGAACAACGTCAGCCTCGATAACGGCGATCAGGTCGGGGTGGCGTGTCCGTGGAAATGGCCGGAGCTGTTCGAAGGTCTGAGTACACAACATCTGATCGCAGCGCAGAAGGCGGTCGCCCAAGGCGAATGGCGGCTCGACTCCCGCTCGTCCGAATGGGTCGGGATCCCCATCGCCCGGGTGCTCGATCTGAAGCCCGACGACTGTCGCAAGCGCATCGCCAAGATCGTCGCCCAATGGATCGACAACGGCGCCCTCGAAGTCGCCGAAAAGGAAGACGCGCAGAGGCACATGCGCAAGTTCGTGGAGGTCGGGAAATGGGCCACGGAATGACCTTCACTGACTTACGCACAACTGACGCAGAAGTGACGCAGCGGAGGTGCTTTGCGTCAGTTACCCCTAAAGGGGAACAACTGACGCACGCAACCTCTGGCACCGAAGCTGACTGGCGCAGAACTGGCGGGGCGCAGGCCAATGGCTAGCCCCCACCTCCGCGCTCACTGGAGCCGCCAGAAGGGCGTTTGCCGATACTGCAAGCGGCCGGTCCCGTTCGAGGACGCGACGATCGACCATGTGGTCCCGCGCAGCCGCGGAGGAGTGACGAAGGGCAACATCGTCATGGCCTGCTGGCAGTGCAACAACCGCAAGGGCGACATGCCGGCCGACCAGTTCGTGGCCATGCTGCAGAGCGAGCCAGATCCGTTCGATCCGCGTCCCCGCCTGACCGAGGCGCGACTGCAAATGTGGATGAAGGCCGACGGTCTTCGGTGCTTGGAGGAGCGAGCATAATGGCGACCGCCGTACTCAAGCTCGAGCCCAAAGGCCGGCCGCCACTGCGCCAGTGCCCGGACGACTTCGATGTGATCTTCATCGAGGTCGGGCGCCTCGGCTGCGAGGCCTGGTACCGGGCCCGGCGGTCGACGATCAACCGCTGGCTCATCGAACGAGGGAAGGAACGGCTCATCAAACTCCGCTCGGATTACGTCCGTCACCAGCGCAGCCAGGGCAACTGGCTCACCCGCTCATCCTGCATGGTCGAGCACCGGATCATCGGCCCGGCGTCGCGCTCCTCGCCAGTCCGCGATCGGCGCGAGGTCAGCCCCAACCTCGCCCGGCATGCGGCCCAGCATCTGCGCGTCATCCGCAACGGCGGGTTCATCGTCAGTCCGACGCCGCAGGGCGATTGGTGGGTCGGATCCAAGCGGCTGTCCGCGGCGCAGATGGTCGAGCTCGCTTGCCGCAAGGGGTTCGACCGGAGGATGGTGACCCTACAGACGACCGGCGCCGCGGGGGTAGAAGGCTGACCATGCCCCTCACGCCTAAACAGCAGCGGTTCGTCGAAGAGTACCTGATCGACCTCAATGCGACCCAGGCCGCGATCCGTGCCGGCTACAGCAAGCGAACTGCGAAGGCGATCGGCTGTGAGAACCTAACCAAACCTGACGTCATCACCGTCATCGAAAAAGCGAAGGCCGAGCGCTCCGACGAGACCAAGATCGACGCCGCCTGGGTACTCCAAAAAGCCAAGGAGTTGCACGTTAAGGCATTGGAAGAAAAGCAACTTTCCGTCGCCAAGGGCGCTCTCGACCTGATCGGCAAGCACATCGACGTCCAGGCCTTCCGCGAGCAGATGGAGCACCGCGGCCGCATCGAATATGTGAACATGAGCGACGAGGAAGTCGAGGCCCGCATTGTTGCGCTCGTCACCGGCCAGCATGACCGACCTTCTCTCGCTACCCATTGAGGTCAAGCGCGAGCTCCTGCCGCTGCTCGAGGAGAAGGCGCGCCGCGACGAGCTGAAGGCGCTTCAGGCCGAGCGCCAGCGCCGCCACGACAATGCCGAAAGCATCCGCACTCGCTGCCGCACCCTGTCCGGCTTCGTGCAGGAGGCGTGGCACGTCCTTGAGCCGTCGAACGCCTACATCCACGGGTGGCACGTCGATGCGATCGCCGAGCACTTGGAGGCGATCACTCACGGGCAGATCAACCGGCTGCTGATCAACATTCCCCCGGGCACGATGAAGTCGCTGCTGACGGGCGTGTTCTGGCCGGCGTGGGAGTGGGGCCCAATGGGCCGGCCGTCGACGCGCATCATCGGCTCGAGCTACTCGGAGGACTACGCCAAGCGCGACAATCGGCGGATGCGCGATCTCGTCAGCTCGGAATGGTACCAGGCGCTTTGGGGCGACCAGGTGCAGCTGGTGCGCGCCGGCGAGATGTCGTTCAGCAACACGGCGACCGGCTTCAGGCAGGGCATCCCGTTTTCGCGCCTCACCGGCGGCCGCGCAGACCGGGTGATCATCGACGACCCGCACAGCGTCGACGGCGCCGACAGCGACACTGAACGCGGGTCGACCATTCGGACGTTCAGGGAATCGGTGCCGACGCGCCTCAACAATCCGGAGAAGTCGGCGATCGTGGTGATCATGCAGCGGCTGCACGAGCAGGACGTCAGCGGAACGATCCTGGCCCTGCACCTCGGGTACGAGCATTTGATGCTGCCGATGGAATTCGAGCCGGAGCGGGCCTGCGCGACGTCGATCGGGTTCAAGGATCCGCGGTCAACCGATGGCGAGCTGTTGTTCCCCGAGCGCTTCCCTCGCGACGTGGTCGAGCGCGACAAGGTGCCGATGGGTTCCTATGCGGTCGCGGGTCAGTTCCAGCAGCGACCGGCGCCGCGGTCAGGGGGCATGTTCCAGCGCGGCGACTTCGAGGTGGTCGGCAGCCTTCCCGCCAAGGTGCGGCGGCGGGTGCGCGCATGGGACTTCGCCGCGTCGAAGCCGAAGGCGGGAAAGCAGCCGGACTGGACCGTCGGCCTGCGCATGGCGTTCGCCGACGGGGTCTTCTACGTTGACGACGTGCTGCGCGGCCGCTGGAGCGCATCCGAGGTCGAGAAGACGCTCAAGAACACGGCTAGCCAGGACGGGTTGAACGTCACCATTCGGATGCCGCAGGACCCGGGCGCCGCGGGCAAGGCTGACGCGGAGACGAAGGTCAAGCTGTTGGCGGGCTATGCCGCGGTCGTGAAGCCGATCACCGGCGACAAGGCGACGCGGGCCAGGCCGGCGTCGGCGCAGGCTGAGGCGGGCAACGTGAAGCTGCTGCGTGGGCCGTGGAACGAGGCCTTCCTTGACGAGGTGTGCGGGTTCCCGAACGTGATGTTTGACGACCAGGTCGACGCCTTTGCCGATGCGCTGAATGAGCTGGCGCTTGGGTCGAGCTACAGCTGGGACAATTTTTGAGGTAGGGTGAGGGCATGGACAAGGACATCAAAACTGTTGGCGAATTGATCGACTTTCTCCAGCAGTACCCACGGGAAACTCGCATCGTGACCGGTGGCTTCGACGAATGGGGATATGATGATTTCGATCACGCCGAGGAGGTCACTGTCGTTCCGGTAGCGCCGAGTAGCCATGGACCGGATTACGAGGAGCATCCCCTGCCGTCTCACAAAGTGCCCACAGGGGAGCCGTTCAAGGCGCTGTTCATCAATTAGCGACCCTACAGCCTAGCCGCCCGTAACCGTATCGTCGCGGCATGTCCGGCCGCATCGTCAACGTCCGCCCCAAGCCGGGTTTCCTCATGGACGGCAGCGGCGGGATCATCCCGACCCGCTCGAACGCGGTATCGTTCTTCGGCGCCGACGGCCTCACCAACATCATGTCCGGCCGCGGCACGTCGATCGACCGGCGCATGTACGACCGCTACGCCTTCATGCCGCTGGACCCGGTGCAGGCCGAAATCGGCTACCGTGAGGACTGGCTGGTCCGCAAGATCATCGACATCCCGCCGTTCGACATGACGCGGGAGTGGCGCGACTGGCAGGCCGAAGCCGCGGACATCGAGAAGCTCGAGGCCGAGGAGCGGCGGCTGCAGCTCAAGT